CGAAGCAAGCAACCACTCCGAACAGGAAAGAGCCGAAATGGACGAGATTTCCATTTGCGAGGACGAATACTATGGCGGACATTGGGTAATAACACATCACCGATCATATTACTTTACCGCCGGCACGTCATTGGAATTCGTTTTCAATATCTTGACCGATGAGAGGGTATGAAATGTGGGAATGCATTAATGGCGAGTGGATTTGGATGGACAAGGAGATGGGGGCGGACGAGTATGAGCGACAGAATGCTATTGGCTCTTATGAGGGTTACTCTCCTGCTGACGTGCGGGATCATGGCAAACGGCTTAGTGCGGGCGGGGTTGCTCTCGGTGTCGCTGGGGGTATGATTGCTGCGAAGGCTGCGCCTAGGATTGGGGGGTGGTTGCTGTGGATTGGAGTATTGTTTTTCGTGGCGATGATTGTGATGTGACTTTTCCTGAGCAGTTCGTGGTAAGGAATTATAATACCAACCTGGACTATACGACCCACAGGGTTATTCGCTACACTACATCAAACACTTACACTTTTGTGTACTGTATGATGCGATCCTCGGAGAAGGTTACTGTGCGACTGGGCACCAATGACATTGTTGCAATGAATGATCACACACTTAATTCCGGGTACACTCACTTTTCACGTGACACTCCAGTAGACAAACTTGTTTGCGAGATGCTTACTAAGAGAGGTTCACTGGTTGTTTTGGAAGACACTTCACAGGATACACCCCCTACTCTCTTTTAGATTCCCGGCTGGACGGGTAATACCAGATCACCGAACAGAAATCGAGCCATAAACGAAAGGAAACGATCATGGCTGTTGTTTACTCTTCTCTCTCTGACGACTTTGAAGGCAAGAAGGCCTTTTTCACCGCTCAGAATTCTGCTGCTTCTTTCAAGGAACTGCGGGGCAACACGATTGAGATCAAGGACATCGTGATCACTGAGGACGACGTGGTTGACACGGACACTGGTGAGGTTGAGACGCGCCGGGCGATTACTGTGATTGATAAGGATGGCGCGGCGTTTGGGACTTCGTCTCAGACGGTTGTGGCGCAGATTCAGCGCCTTGTGGACATCCTGGGTGACGTGAAGTCTTGGCCGGAGCCGGTGGCTGTGGAGATTGGTTCGGCGAAGTCGGGTCGCGGTCGTGAGTACACGACTGTGACGCTGGCTTGAGTCGGATAGAATGGTGAGGCCCCCTGCCCCTTAGGGGGCAGGGGGTTTTTGCTATGGTTAAGTCTCACTGGGCTAAGCACTATAGGTCGTTTAAGCGTGGCGCTAAGCGCGTTGGTAATACGGCTGCTGACGTTAGGGAATTTGTTGGCGGACTGAATTTGTCGGGCAACCTGGGGTTGCCTGATACGCTGGGAGAAATGTCTTCGGGGCCCACGAAGATGGGTTCGGTGAAGGCCGACGCTAAGAGACAGCATCGCTCTGAGTTGGATATGGCGCGTAATCTGCTTCAAGGCGAGCGCGACCGTGCGATTCGGAAAATGTATAAGATGGCTACTAGCCGTGATGGTGCCGATATTCGGGGAACTAAGTATGATCCGTTGGGTAAGTCTGCGATTGGAAAGGTGACGTTGAAGAATGCGGCGAGAGAACTTGAGCGTCTTAGTGAGTTTAATAATTCTGATAGTGTTTGGTATTTTGCTGACAGTAAAGGTAATCCCATTTCTGCTAAAGATGTTCGTCGTTACAAGCATGCTGTTCAGCGCTATAATGACGACATAGCAGCTTACGAGCGGGCCGTGAGCGGGACAAAATTACCTTATATGGGTGACATTACTGTTGGTGATTGGATTCGCGACTTCAGGCCTAGCAAGACCTATTTAGGCGGCGGTTCACATTACGCTCTTGAGCGCATGAATCCGGACAAGCGGACGATTCATTTCGATTCTGCTGAAGCTATGCGAGAAAAGACGACCTCTATTCTCGACAATCTCTCGAAGGCAGCAAAGGCCGAGAGACTCACGGCAGCCAAGCAACAGATTGCCGCCATGCTTGACGTGATTGGTGACCCAGTGCTTTATGATATCTTGACTGACATTCCCGATGACGTCCTGTGGCTCATGTGGACTGTTAATGGCGATTTTGCTAATCAGTTATCGCTTATGTATGAAGCGGCAAAAGAGGGCTATTTTGATAAGCGAAGAGCGAATGAGGACGTGTGGTATGACGATGTAGAGAATGCACATTCTGAGACTCTTTCTCTACTTGAGGATATTAAGTCAGTGAAGATTAGACCGGAGGATGATTTTAGTGGCTCGCCAATCAACAAGCGCCGCACTCGCCGCCGGACGAAGCGCTAAGCGTAGCCACAAAAAGATTCCCTCGTATTGTGCTGACTTTGAGACGACCACGCGAGAGGATGATTGCCGAGTATGGTCCTGGGGCATCATTAAGGTGGGGAAACTGTCTGACTATGTGGATGGCACTTCTCTTGATGGATTCATGCACCACATTGCAGAGCGAGCCGCATACATATACTTTCATAACCTTAAGTTTGATGGAATTTTTATTCTAGACTGGCTCCTTAAGCATGGATACACTTGGACCAAAGATAACCCTGGTGTGAAACAATTTTCATCCCTTATCTCTCGTATGGGACAATTTTATTCAATCACAGTCGTGCTTGAGACCGGATACAGGGTCGAATTTCGTGACTCATTCAAGAAACTTCCCATGTCCGTGTCAGCAATCGCTAAGGCATTCAACCTTCACGACCAAAAACTTGATATTGACTATGAGAAGTCTAGACCAATAGGTTACATTCCTACGGAACAGGAGAGGCGCTACCAGAGGAACGACGTTGCTATTGTCGCCCAAGCACTAGAGGTTCAGTTTGCCGAGAAGATGACAAAACTGACCGCAGGGGCAGACTCTTTAGCAACATACAAGAGGATGACAGGCAAACTGTTCATTCGCAGATTCCCTATCTTGTCTTCCGAGATCGACTCTGAAATTCGGAAGGCATATCGCGGGGGATTTACCTATGCCTCCCCGCGCTTTTCTAGGAGACTTAACGGTGAAGGTAGTGTTTATGACGTCAATTCGCTTTACCCATCGGTTATGCGCAACTCACTGCTTCCATATGGCGACCCACTATATTCCGAAGGGGGTCCCATAACTCAAAGACCTCTTTACATTTCATCCATCACAATTAAGGCTAAGTTAAAACCAAATCATATTCCTTGCATTCAAATTAAAAAGAATTTGACATTTAATCCCACTGAATATCTTACCGAAATTAATGAGCCAACCGAAGTTGTTGCAACAAACATTGACATAGAACTCTGGAAGAAACATTACGACTTAAAGATACTTTCATGGAACGGGACTTTCGAGTTCAGGGGTTCGCACGGATTTTTTGACGAATACGTAGATCACTTTATGGAAATTAAAAAGAATAGCACCGGCGGTTTACGGCAGATTGCAAAACTACACCTCAACAGCCTTTACGGAAAGTTCGCTACGAACCCTGACATTACAGGTAAGCACCCCGCCTTGAAGGATAATCGAGTCTCATTAGAGATGAATGAAATGGAAACACGAGATCCCATATATACTCCAATGGGAGTGTTTATTACAGCACATGCTCGGAGTAAGACGATAAATGCCGCTCAAGATAATTATGAAACCTTCGCTTACGCAGACACAGACTCACTCCACCTTGTTGGCCCCACATCGCCGCCCGAAACACTCTGGGTCGATCCTGTAGAACTTGGTGCATGGAAGCATGAGGGAAACTTCACAAAATCTGTTTACATTCGAGCAAAGCAGTATGCAGAAGAGATTGATGGTAAACTGGACGTACACATTGCAGGAATGCCTCGCTCCGTGGCTTCTACATTAACACTGGATGATATGTTGACGGGAGGCCAGTGGGGAGGTAAACTTATTCCTACAAGGGTTCCCGGAGGCGTAGTCCTCAAGGATACAACATTCACACTCAAAGTTTGAAAGGCTGGTTTAATTATGGCTCGACCCGTTAGTAACAAGGCAACCGTTAAGTTCCGTCTCCCTAAGACGGTTATTTCTGACGTTGAGGAGCAGCACTGGATTGAGCGTCGCGATGTTGACGACATCGTGCGCGACGCTCTCGTCGATTACCTTTCACAGAAGGCTCCCAAGTCCGCAAAGTGACCGCGGGCCCTCGCGAGATGCAATCCGGTGATAAGGACTCGCGACGGAATGGCTTGCAGGCTCCTGCTGGCACTGGCTGACATTGGGTATTAATGGTAGGCTAGGAACGTGAGTTCTTAGCCTACCATCCTGTTTAGGGGGATTAAATGAGTAAGGCAAACAAGTACAAGGGCACTGGTAACGCCTCTGAGGACGCTAAGCGAACACAGGAACAGACCAAGAAGAATCTTGAGAGCAAGCCCGACAAGATGCGAGTGCCGGTAACAGGCGTTACGGGCGACAAACTCGCCGATCCGAAGTATCAGCAGGAACGCGCTCAGCAGATGAACCGAGACACGGCACATCTCTCGTCTGAGCAGAAGAAGGAGATGGGTCTGCCTGAGTCGCACGTTTACGATCCTGGCGATTCCGACGGTGACAACAAGGCGGTATCTCCGTCTGATCGGAACATGACTGGTGGTGACCCCAATCCGGTTAAGGATGAGGATCCTTTTAAGGACACAAAGGCTGCTTGGGATCACTTGGCGGGCGTTTTCGGAGACAAGATTACTGCTCTTCAGGACGAGCTCGAGGGTCGTCTTTCGGGGATGCTGACTCCCACTGATCGCGAGACAGGCAACCCGTTCGCGGGTGATGATGTTCCTGCCAGCAAGGAGATGACCGCAGACGACGTCAAGACGGCTGTGGCGTCGACGGCGGATGACGCCAAGGCTGTTGCTAAGGGTATTGGTGAGGTTGGCGGGGCCGCCGCTAACCTTGCGGGAACAGCCCTGAAGGATGCGGGCAGTGCTACAATTAAAGAGATGGGGGTCGACACGAACGCTGTAAAGAGTACTGGAAAAACTCTCGCGGGTCTCTCGGGTCTTTTCTCATCTGGAGATAATCCTGATTCGAAGGTTCCCGATGGGAACTGGAAGCCTAAGTCAATTTCAGATCTATTTACGAGGAATTAAATTATGCCCCGCCTACGTGATGACGTTTCAAACGTCGATATGCTTAATGCGATTCGTTCTGATGCTCGAATGGATTATCAGCAGATGGTTCCTGAGGCCACTAAGGCCAACATTCAGGAGACCATCCAGGGAATCATGAGCGACAATATTTCTCGGAACGAGTTCATGTCAGCACTGATTAACAGGGTCGGATCCACGGTTGTGCGCGACATTTCCTGGCACAATCCTCTCGCTGTCTTCAAGGACGGTATGATGAATTTCGGTGACACCATTGAAGAGGTGCACATGGACTTCATCAAGCCCACTATTTATGACGAGAATCGCGATTATCTGGAGAGGGACGTATTCGGTCAGGCACGTCCACCAGCCTACAGTGCTTTTCACACGATCAATCGTAAGGAAAAGTTTAAGGTCACCTTTAACCGGGACGTTCTCCGTCGCGCCTTCTTGAGCGACAACGGCCTGTCTGAGATGCTTTCTCAGACGATGGCTGTGGCGGCGTCTTCTGATGAGTGGTCCGAGTTCTTGACCATTTGCTCGCTCTTCAGGACCTATGATGAGAAGCATGGATTCCATCGCGTCCAGATTCCTGACCTGAATATCTTTGACGCAGACAAGACTCACACCGACGCGGCTCTTAAGGCGCTTCGTGTTGCCGCGGACAAGATGCGCTACCCAACTCCCGCATACAATGCGGCGGCGGTCCACTCGTTCGCTCGCCCCGAGAACCTCGTTCTCATTGCGACGCCCGAGTTCAAGGCCAACGTTGACGTCACTTCACTGTCCGCCGCGTTCAACCGCCAGGACGCCGAGGCGCCGTCGCACATTATCACCGTCCCGAACGATGCTCTCGGACTGTCGGACATCAGTGCGATTCTGACGACTCGGGAGTTCCTACTGATTAAGGACGTTCTTCTTGAGAACCGTTCTATCCAGAATCCTGAGGGCCTTTACGATAATTACTGGCTGCACCACTGGTCACTGATTTCCGCGTCGCCCTTCACTCCGGCGATTGCTTTTGGCACAAAGCCGAGTACAGTGATCGTCACCCCGAAGGCTGAGACGAACGCTGAGATTCAGTCGATCTCCGTCAAGACCGGTGACGGTGTTGAGTCGACGGTCATGGCCGGCGGGGCCTTGCGCCAGTTGTCAATCAACTGGAAGACGGCGCCCGCGAACAAGGGCTACGCCACGGACTGGTACTTCAAGACGCTGCCGAAGTCCAAGGCAACGAACATCACGAATGATGGTGTGCTCTCCATCGGCAACGATGAGCCGGACGGCTACCTGACGATCGGTGTAAACGTCAACACGAAGGGTGCGACCGGCGCTAAGCCTGTAAACAAGGAGACTCAGATCCAGATTCAGAACAGGAAGTAAGGTATACTGGGCCAGTAACCGCCCCGCTATCCTCCGGGATGGCGGGGCTTTACTGATAGGAGTGGATGTGAATCAGATTTACAATGAGCCACCCGAGACGTCTGCGGGGTTGTCGTTTGACTACTCTGTGTGGTCTGCGGGTTCTGTTGTTACGATGTGTAACGTTCCTTTTGACAACACGTATCGGGACATTATTGATTGGGACGCTTATGGGTGGACTCCGTACCAGTACGTTAAGTCTTTCAACAAGGTGAACAAGGTTGAGATCAATCAAATGACGTACCTTGCACAGGGGAAGCCCATCCGCATTCCCACTTCATTCACTAAGGCTAATCAGTATAATTACGCCATGGTTGAGAACCCTGGTAGACCTATAGACTCATTAAACTTCGAAGGATACACGCCCCACGCGTTCTTTTACTTTATTACAAGCATTGACTATGTCGCACCTAACACCACCCAGTTGACGCTGCAACTCGATGTGTGGTCAACCTATTATCAGAGAATCAAGTTCGGTCGCGCCTATCTTGAGCGTGGACACATGGGTGTCGCCGCTGTTGACGCCTTTGCGGACAACGGTCGCGAGTGGTTGACTCAGCCTGAAGGCCTGGACATGGGTGGGGAGCACCAGGTGCTTGATACCTATAGAAAAATCCTTGCTGACGTCAAGAACTACGACTACGACGTTGTCGTCTCTACGACGATCGACCTCTATGACCCTAACGGGTTTGGCGACAAGAACAACCCGAACGTGCGCACTGCGTACGGCTCGTCCGCCGAGGGCCTCCCTAATGCTCCACAGTACTGGGTGTGCAGCAGGAAGGACTTCGTGACGGGAATGCTGTCCATGAGTGAGAAGCCCTGGATTACTCAGGGCATCGGTTCTGTCATGCTCATTCCTAAGGACGTTATTGATAAGCAGACTTCCGTTAAAGTCAAATTTGGTAGTGATGCGTACTGGTATGGCATCAGTAATGACTCGATCTACATCAATCGTGAGTACCCGCTGACTAAGACGGACTTCAGAAAGAAAATCCTTGAGAATCTGCCAAAGGCATATCGAGAACTCAAGAAGTTCTGCACAGCACCTTATTGCATTCTTGAACTGACAACATATTCAGGTAATCCCGTTGAGTACCGTCCAGAGTCCGTAATGACCACAGGAATCGGCATTTTACAGTACGCCCATGTTGTTTATCCCAATCCTTCACTGATGTTTGGGATCAAGGACTACAACACCAACTGGAACACGAAGATATATGAGATCTCACGGAATAAGGTGATCGACAGCAAGGGCGAGGAGTGGGACGCTGTCACCGGATTCACCTCGCTCCCGATTTTCGCCACCGTGAACAACAGTGCGCTTAACGCGCTCGCATCTAACGCCCATACCATGGCGGCGCAGCGCAACAGTGCCCGCTGGCAGCAGCAGCGCGCCCAGCGACAGGCGGTCGCCAGCCGAGATATCGCTAATGCCGGCATTGCCGCAACTCAGGCAGGGGCCGAGAACACCATGTGGGGTAACTCCGCAATGGCGGACAGCCAGTCACGCTACAACAACATGAGGGCAACCGTTCAGGCGGTTCAAGGGGGCATGACGGCCCTAGGTGGCGCCGTTGGACTCAATGGGCAGGCTGTCGGCGCGGGGCTCGGTCAGGCAGCGACGGCGGGCGTCTCAGCGATGATCGCGAACTCACAGGCCCAGTCGACGGCGAACATTCAGAATCAGTTGGCGAGTGGTGCGTCACAGATCTCTCAACGTCAGCAACGCACCGTTCGTGACACCAACTTTGAGCTGGCACAGTTTTCCGCTAATGGTGACTATGAAGCCGCACTAGCGTCAATTAATGCTCAGCAGCAAGACATGCAAGTTATTCCACCAACAGTGATTGGGCAGACATCAGGGTATGTCTCTCCCATCGTGTCTCAGGGGATGGTCTTGGACTGTAGGGTGCGAGTCATGTCGTCAGCAGCCATTCGAAGGGTTGGCGACTACTGGCTGCGATATGGGTATGCCATGAATACGTGGATCAAGATGCCGTCCAGGCTTTCTCTCATGACAGAGTTTACCTACTGGAAGCTTGCCGAGTGCTATCTGGAGCGCGCCGATATTCCTGAGGGATTCAAGGGTACGGTCCGGGGGATCTTCGAGAAGGGTGTGACGCTATGGCGTTCACCTCAGCGAATTGGTACAATCAACATCAGGAACAATCGAATTGACAAGACGAATCAGGTGACTTTAATTGCCTAAGAAAGATCACGTAAAGAACACCATCTACCGAGAGGTGATGGCTGCAAAGCCAACAACCTCAGAGAATCGCCAGGCGGCGCTAGAGTTCATGTATAGACGCCAGTTAATGGGGAAATGCATTTCCAGGTTCACCTGGGAAGGACTCCCTAACGGGATTGATCCACGCTTCATCGAGACAACAATCTTTAATAATGGCTACAGCGTCTTCTACTATGACTCATTCTTTGAGCTGTTCATGGCGATGCCCGCAACCGTCTCGGGTCCCCTGGACATCCAAGACAACCCCACAGGGTACCGAGTGACACGAAATGGGGTCTACTCTCGCGATGTTCCCGCCTCCGAGTCCGTCTGCATCTGGGGTAATCAGATTCGCGTCCCGGAGATGGACATCGTGCTCTCCTACGCCGCGCGCCTCGCTCAGATCGACCGCACCATCGAGATCGACCTACTCAATGAGCGTAACCCCATGATCGTGGCCTGTTCCCAGGACCAGCGTCTTACCGTACAGAACCTCATCAGCAAGATCTACGATGGTGAGCCCGTTGTCTGGGGCACGGAGAATCTCGCTGTTGACAGTCTCGCATCGACGATTGGGGTCTTTCCACTCAACCAGAACGCCGGTGCTGGAGCGGTTTCCAGCATCAAGCACATGGAGTCCAAGGCCAAGATCTGGGGTGAAGCTCTGACTATGCTCGGGATCATGAACGTAAACTCTGAGAAGCGCGAGCGCATGGTGGTTGAGGAAGCCGCTGGTAACTCGGGGCAAGTTCTGGCTTCACGTGAATCCTATATGAAACCCCGTCAACTCGCCTGCGAGCAGATCAATGAAAAATTTGGTCTTCAGGTCTCTTGTGAATGGGCTGTCGACGACAATGCCGCGCCCAACATGGACGACTATCTAGCGACTCGGAATCTCACAACTTATGAGACGGAGGAGTAATGCCCGCACAGTTCACGATGCGCCTCAAAGATCTGGTGCGAATTACTGGTGACCATATTGGGTTAGATGACTACCCCATCTTCAATGAGGAGTATCGCAAGCTCCTCAATGACAGGATCAAGCGCGAGTACTGGCTTCAAGAGATTGCGCATGAGACGCCTGACATCTTTATCTGGCGACTCAAGTTGAAGATGGAGCGCATCATGCCACGGTACAACCGGATGTATGAAGCCGAGCTACTCAACAATGACCCACTTGATGGGGGTCGTCGAGTCAATGAGACGTCCCAGGACGGGCGATCGCAAAACTCTGGCTCCAACACGCAGAACAGTAGTGGGGAGGGTAAGAACGACTCGAAAGGCCGCACCGTCGGATCCGATACACCCCAGACAAGACTCGCCGGAGACGGCGACTACGCCACGTCCATCAGTGATGCCAGCACTCATGGCACTAGCTTAAACACTAGCAAGTCGACGTCGTCCAGCACGGGCACCAACGACTACAGAAACAATCAGCACTCCCTGTCTACGGGATATAATATGGGCAAGGGTGAGCAGATTGCGCGGTACCGTAACACTCTTGTGAATGTAGATGATTTTGTTATTGCAGAATTATCTGATTTGTTTATGGGGATTTGGGATAACGCCCAGCCTCGCACTCGACACTACCTTAATTATGGAATGTACTAGGAGTAAAAATGCCCATCAGCGACAAGGCTCGGCGTTGGCTGCAAATTTACAAAAAGATGGATTCAGCATCCTATCTCATTGACACAATCAATATAAATAATGTCACCCCATTCACTTACGGAGACGGACTCACTTACTATGAAGTGTTGTCCAAGTTGCGTGAGGTTGTCTCTGACGTTGTCGAGTACGTTAACGAGTTCGGGGATGAGGAAGCAAAGATTGTTGCGGACTTCAATGAAAAGGTGAAGCAGTTTGTTGCCGACAACTTAAGTGTGTTTGAAACTCAGCAACTGTCTTTCAAGAACGCTCTAAAGGAACTGGACAAGCAGGTCGACGCATTTCTTAAGTCTCTTCTTGTCGAGAAGTTCGAGAAGCATCCCTCCGGCAAGTTCTTCACTACGACTGCCAAGGACGGTTCTCAGATCGCTGTCGCCAGCAGTCAGGGCATGCAGGAGGTTCTGGACGAGCTGACGACAGTTCGGTCTTCCGTGAACAGCAATAAGGCGAATGCTGACCGTCGGCTGAACGACCTCGAGTCGAACAGTATTGTAAACAGGGTCAGCAAGTACCCGCACACGCTGATTCTTGGTTCATCTAACGCAATTCTCACAGGGTACTCGAATGGAACGTGGGATGAATGGTGTCGAAGCAAGGGGGAGATTCCGCACAATTACGCCTCAAACGGTGGCGGGTTTACCTCTAATGACGACAACAACTTCAACACAATGCTCAACAATGCAGCGACTCAGATCACTGAGTATCAGCGAAACATGACGGGTCGCTGCTACATCATTGACATGATCTACGACATTCGCACTGGGCGTGATATCTCACAGCCCTTTGAGCGATTCATGCAGAAACTTAAGGAAGCATTCCCGAATTGCAAGGATATCATCGTTCTGCCGGCGCTCTACAACGAGTGCGACGCTAACGATGACTTCAATATTGCGCGCCGATGTGCGTCGACGACGAATGCAATCAAGCGACTCGCCACCCCGCACGGTGCGGTCGTCTGCGAGGGTTCGAGGTCGTGGTTCCACAACGGTAAGGAGCCGAAATTCTTCACTCCCGAAATGAATGTGCACTTCACCCCCGCGGGGTACAAGTATGCTCAGCAGCAGTTTGACGCGTGGCTTCGCGGCGGGTCAGGTTGGGTCAATTACGGTTGGGAGGACTTCACGGGCCTCGCAAACCTAAATAATGTTCGTCAGAACAACTTCCTGTACGCTGTGTGTCGCAGGGAGCGTGACGACGTAACAATTCACGCAACCTTCGAGGTTGGGTCCATCACCAATGGTGAGGTTCTGTTTAGGGTTCCCGCCTGGGCGCGTCCGTACACGAACTTCTACGTTACCATGTGGCAGGACTCGACCGCGTTCAGGGGAAATGTCAACCACAATGGAAATATCATTGCGCTGAAGGATATCCCGGCAGGAACCCGACTCGCAATTGACGCTTCATACTCCATCTTCTAGCGTGACACGTCTGCCCCCATGATAAAATGGGGGCAGACGTCTGTCCAAGGAGGAGATATGGCTTGGGACGCAACAATGCAGAAGGTGTGGGTTAAAGCGATCGGCACCGTTGAGTCGTCGATGAATTATAGCGCAATTAACTATAATGACCCTATTACAGTCGGAATTGGCCAGTGGTACGGAACGCGCGCTGCGGCAATTTTGAACAAGATGCGGGCCAAGGACCCCACCGGGTACAGCAGTGTGTCTGCGGGCTTCCAGACCACTCTCGAATCTACGTCTGAGACAAGCGCGTTCTGGAACACGTACTACCTACCTCGCAACGTTGGGGACAGTCTCAAGAACTTCCTTATTCGCAACAAGGCCGTGCAAAGTGAACAGTTAATCATTGACGCTAACGCGTACAAACCTATCGCTGAAAAGTATGGGATCAGTGTGGAATCAGAAACGGAAGTATTCATTCTGTTCTGTGTTGCTTATCACCAGTCCCCACAGCGAGCCATGCGTGTCATGAATCGAGCGGGTGGGGACGTAGGCCTCGAAGGGTTGCGCAGCGCACTGCTCTCTGATGCCGTTCTGGGACAGTATTCCAACCGTTACAACACCGCCTACAACATCATCAAGTCCCGAGACACCAGCGGTGTGGAAGGGGGAAACTCTCCCACCCCGACCTCTGACGGAAACGGCGGAAGACCCTCGTCTACGAACAATGCAAGTGTTGCTATTGCCGGTGGTAACGCGATTATTACCGTTGACGGGAGTTACCTTATGCGTCTTAAGACAAAATATGGTGACGCCCAGGCCGTGCCTTACGGTGTTAATCAGTGGATCTGTAAGATGGACAAAATTAACTCAAACATCAACTCGCTGATCAAGGACGCCCAAAACAGTGCCACACCCGCACCTTCTCCAAGCCCGCCTCCGGGCGGTGGCGGCAGCACCAAGGGCGCAAAAGCACTCCAGTGGATGATGTCTCGCATCGGCAAGTTCGCGTACCGTCAAGCACCTGGACGGCTCGATCCCGATCGCACCGGATTCGGCGACTGCTCCAGCACCGTGTACAGGGCCTACAAGGACACGTCAGGCACCTTCGTGGGCACATGGACGGGTGACCAGTACTTCCGTGGGCGCGACGTCATGGGGCGCGGTGGTGGCGCCATGACAGCAGCTCAGCGAGCCCTGCTCAGGCCCGGCGACCTCATCGTCATGGCATGGCGGTCCACAGGATCCTACTATCCCGAGACCGATCACGTAGAGATGGTTGTTGACTCAAACCGTTTGATCGGCCACGGCGGCAACCCCTATTATGGACCTGTAATTACCAGCATTGACCGTCTCGCGGGAACGCGGTGGTGGACTGTGAGGCGATACGATTGAAAAAGAAGTTCAGTTACTATTCATTCTCAAAGGTGCTCTCATACGCAGGTGTCTTTAACATGGTTATGGGTGCTCGCGGTCTGGGTAAGACTTATGGTGCCAAAAAGATCGTCATCAAGAACGCTATCAACAAGGGGCAACAGTTTATCTACCTCCGTCGCTACAAGACTGAACTCAAGGGTAGGAATAGTTTCTTTGCCGACATTCAGAGTGAATTTCCTAACGAAGAATTTCGTGTAGAAGGACAGTTTGCTCAACGGAAAGTGGGAAAGAAATGGGAGACTATTGGATACTTTATTCCTCTTTCTACTGCCCAAGCGAATAAGTCGATCGCCTACCCGAACGTATACACCATCATCTTTGATGAGTTCATCATTGACAAGGGGTCGTTGCGGTACCTGCCTGATGAAGCCAAGGTTTTCATGGATTTCTATTCTACTGTAGACCGCTACCAAGACCGTGTTCGCTGTCTCATGCTGTCCAATTCAGTGTCAATCATGAACCCCTACTTCATTCGTTTTCATATTGAGCCTATTGAAGGGATTTCCCGACATGCTGACGGATTCATTGTCACCGATTTCGTTGATAGCCGACAGTTTCAGTCGGAGGTAGCCCACACACGATTTGGATCATTCGTTACAAACTATGCTGAAGACTATGCTGAGTATGCAATCAGCAACAAGTTTGCAGACAACTACGATGACTTCGTCATGAAAAAATCTGGGAAAGCAAAATACGCCTTCTCACTCCGCTGCCCCGACGGGGAGGTCTCCATCTGGGTCGACGGCGCCACATGGTTCGCCCAGAGAAGACAACCCAAGGGAGATCGGGTAAGATGGGCCTATAAGGTCACCGACCTTCGAGAAGGAGAGAGACTGCTCATGTACGGAGACAAGGTACTCAGCATCATGAGAAGCACGTACAGAAAAGGGCGGCTTTTCTCTGACTCGCCAGAAACCAGAAACATGTTTGCGGAAATCTTTGTTCGATGATCACGCTTCCACACACTCTAGATATTGCCTTAATAGTCGGACTTATTACGTTGATGACTGTAACGGGAAAGTTTGTATATCGTTTTACAAGATTTCTTGATCATCTTTCCGAAATGCTCACGACATGGGAGGGGTCCCCTGAGAAGCCCGGCGTTGTGGATCGACTGAATGACATCGAGGATAAACTCAAGGACGTGCAGTACCACGTCAAACCAAACCATGGTGGGTCTACCATAGACGCACAAAATCGTCAGTTGAAAGAAATCCTTTCTTACCTCAAGGAGAAAAATAATGGGAGAACATGAAGCCCCTTCCAAGGGCATCGACCCTAAGGTCCGCTTCTACGCCTACTGTGCATCCTTCGGCATCCTCGTAGCGCTCGGTGCAGCCGGAATCGTTGATGGGTCATACATCGACGCCATTAACTTCATTATCGCTGGCGTATGCGGCGTTGCAGCATTCAACGTCCCGGGCATCACTAAGGAGAAGTAATGACAACACGAGCAGACATCATCCGCGTCGCAAAAGGCGAAATCGGATACAGTCGATGGGCCGACGAAGAAAACGGCACCAAGTACGGACGATGGTACGCCCGCGCCGTCGGCAACGACATGTTCGCCGCCAGCGGCGTCCCCTACTGCGACATGTTCGTCTCCTGGGTCCTCTCCACCGTCGGCATCGCATGGCGCTCCGCCTACGTCCCAGGACGCGAGAACGAAGCTCGAGCCCGCGGCGTCCTCATCAGCAAATGGGACGTTCGACCCGGCGACGCAGTCACCTTCGACTGGCAGGGCGACGGAGAATCCGACCACATCGGAATCGCCGTCACCACCCCCTACGGCAACAAGATCGACACAGTCGAAGGAAACACCTCATGGGGCTACAGTGGGTCCCAGGGCAACGGTGGTGTCGTCGCCAGCAAGCAGCGCGACATGGACGATATCGTCTACGGCATTCGCCTAATCGACGACTACGCCGTCTCACGCGCCAGCGACGGCACCAGCAACATCACTGGAATCCAGACCGCAATCGGCGCTACCCCAGACAACATCCTGGGACCCGACACCGAAAAGCGACTCTACGCCGTCGTCGCCGCCAGCGGATGGGCAGGAAGACACTTCCCCTACGGAATCCAGTACACACAGTCCGTCGTCGGAACCAACCCCGACGGTGTATGGGGAGACGCTAGCGACGCCGCACACGACCGAGTAATCGCCGCAATCCAGCGAGCACTCGGAGTCGAGGACGACGGCATCTGGGGACCCACATCCCAAGCCGCCTGGGAACGCTACCGCAGAAACGCAAAGCGCCCCTAACCCAAGACGCAGATATCCCCCGGAGCATCCAGCCACTCCGGGGGATATCTGTACTCAAATAACGTCCGTGATCTCGCTTCCAGACCTAACCTTCACTAAGGTGTGCTCCCAGCCTTGTCCAGTCTTCTCAATCGTGTGCTCGCCCTCGGGTGTTGAAAACTCCACCTTCAACTTGTCGTAAACACACGATGTGCCGGCAACAAATTTTGCGTTGATCTTTGCTGAGTCCTCTTCACTAAAAGTGCTGATCGCCTCGAGCAGTTCGACGCATACTTTCTTATATGAAACAGCCATTATTCGTTCTCCGTATCTGCAATCTTTCAAATAAACATCAAATCACTTGCAATCCAATCAGTCCCATGTCGAGCACTGCTTCATTGCATTGATCAATCGTGTCGTATGTATTTATTGTGCCGCTTGAAGTCTCACCAACAGTCCAGGTCTCCACTGTGTAATCATTGATGATGCGAATTGCAATGTAGCCACAGTAAAGAATATTTGCGCCACCTTGAGTGTAAGTCTCGCGCATGCCGTAAGAGCGCAACTTGCGTTTAACACTATTGATTGACAACATTGTATTTCACCGTATAGTTAAGAAGAAAACGTGCAGCGAGCGGCAATTCGTTCGCGGGAGATAGTGTTGTTTGACCCTTGTAGGTCAAGGTCCATAGATCGCCATTCCTAGAAATGGTCATCAATTCCTTGTCAAACCATAACCGAATGAAATCCTTTTCATGTGGATTCTCGTCGATAATTCCGCCAAGGGCCCTGAGGCTCTGTTTAACATTATTTGGTAGGTTACTGAATTGGATGTTCATTGCACTTTAGCGACTTAACCCAAGCCGCAGTCCTTTCCACAGTGTCATTATATTCAGTATTCTTGATGTACCAATTACTATCGCCGGTTCGCTCTAGAATAATTCGCTTGGACAATTCCTAATCCTGTCTCTGAAGAAATAATCAAATCCGTCGCCATGATGTGATATTCGCTCGTGCCATCCTTCCAATAATGAAGCCTCCCAGTATCATGATAGTAAGCAATGTGATATCCATTCACTAAACACTCTGTAATGAAATTGCTGACCTTCCAATGAGTCAAAATCTTAGAATCTGAATATTCTCCGTGGTGCTCCCGTTTCAAAGTCGATCACTAATCCAAGCTAGTAGCTCCCACTGAGAGACACATGTGTGCATATACCCTTCCTTGCCAATGCGCCACTGTCTAACTCCGTCGCGAGAAAGCCGATATTCATCGCCGTTCACAAGAATATTACACTCCCTTTGGTCGTAATCAACATTGAAAACTACAACCTCATTCTCGTACTCAATCATCTGCCAAGCACTCTTGCCAAAAATTTCTCCAAGATCATGCATGGCTAGGCCTCTCTGCCTTGACCATTGCCTCAATAAGTGAAGGCGCCGCATCAATCTGTTCCCAGCCAAGTGACTGGTAGACATAAAACATTGTGTCTTCTCGTTCAATTAAATAAGTAACGCCATCAATCATTGACTCCCATGCGCCGTCGTGTCTCTTTGTCCAGCCGGTAGGAATTGTCTCA